TCGGGCTGTTCGAAGAGGACGGCATCACAACGACGACGATTCAGATCGAGCGCGACGGCGACACGCTCGCACTCGTAGCGGCTGGCGAGCGCGGTTCGCCGGCAGCCGTCGTCGCCGGTAGCAAGCGCAAGATGATCCCGTTCAATACGGTGCACCTGCCGCAGCGTGCGGTGATCAAGGCGGACGAGATCCAGAATCTGCGTGCGTTCGGTTCCGAGACCGAGCTGGAGGCGCTGCAGACCGTCGTGAATCGCCGGCTCGCGAAGATGCGTCGCCAGCTCGACGCGACGCACGAATTCCATCGTATCGGCGCGATCAAAGGTGCAGTGCTGGATGCGGACGGCAAGACGGTGCTGATCGATCTGCTGCAGTACTTCGGCATCGAGCAGACGGTAATCCCGTTCGAGCTGGGCAAGGCCGACACCGAGATCCGCGTCAAGTGCGTCGAGGTGCAAGACGCGATCGAAGATGCGCTGGGCGCGACGACGTACACGGGCGTGCGTGTGCTCTGCGGCCGGGCGTTCTGGAACAAGCTGATTGCCGCGAAGACCGTGAAGGAGACGTACCTCGCGACCGCGATGGCGGCGTCGCTGCGCGGCGATGCACGCGATGCGTTCGACTTCGGCGGTTGCACATTCGAGCGCTATCGCGGTCGCGTCGGCGATGTCGGCTATGTGGCGGACGACGAGGCGCACGCGATTCCCGAAGGTGTGCCCGACCTGTTCATCACGCGCTTCGCGCCGGCCGACTACGTCGAGGCCGTCAACACGACGGGCATCCCGTACTACGCGAAACAGGAGCTGATGGACTTCGGCAAGGGGGTCGAGATCGAGGCGCAGTCGAACCCGATCCACCTGTGCACGCGCCCGAAGGCGCTGATCAAGCTGAAGGCGTGACATGGCGTTCCGGGATCTGATGGTCGATGTCGACACGGCCGTGAAGCGCGATCTGTCGGACGAGGTAAAGATCGACGGCAAACCGCTGCAGGGCATGTTCAAGGCGCCGTGGCTCGGCCCGGATCTCGGAACGCAACGCACGCAGCTCGTTGCGCCGATCCTCGACATCACCGACGACGACGCGGCCCGTGTGCGCGAAGGCAGCATCGTCGAAGCGGGTGGCGAGCGGTTCCGTGTGTTCGAGATGCACCCAACAGGCACGGGCTGGACGATCCTGATTCTGAGGTGACGATGGATCTGCTGAGAATCGAGATCGACGTGAAGAAGGCGCTCGAAGCGCTCGCGGGCCTGCCGCCAGCAGCAATGCAGGCGGCATGGCGTCGGACGCTGCGCAAGACGGGGGCGTGGATCAGGAGCCAGACCGCGAAGGAGGTCGGCCACGCGACGGGCATCCAGCAGAAGCTGCTGCGGCAGCGCATGTACTTCTTCATGAGGTCGGCAGATACCGGGAAGGTGTGGCTCGGATTGAATCCGATCGAAGCGCACCGGCTCGGCGCGGTCCGGCGCACGAAGAAGGGCATCCGTGCTGGCAAATCGCTGTTCGAGGGGGCGTGGCGCAAGACTACGCGCCAGCCGGACGGGCCGATCTACCGCCGGACCGGGAAGGCGCGAACGCCGTTTGAGGTCGTGACGGTCGAGTGGTCACAGACGGGCGATCCGGCGTTTCGACGGGCTGCCCGCGCATGCGAAGCGCGACTGATGACGGTGCTGCGGCAAGAGGTCAACTATGAACTGCAAAAGGCGATGAACCGTGCTCGATAACCTGAAACAACTGCACGACGGCATCGAGGCCGGCCTGCGCGAGCGGCTGCCGGATCTGGAACGCATCCACGCGTATCCGAAGATCGGCAAGGCGATCGACACGCCGTTCGTTGCGATCGAGCTGTCGGAGCTGGAGCCGGGGCACGATGACGGAACGGGGCGTGTGCCGCTGGTTGCGCGTATGCAGGCCCGCGTGATCGTCGACCCGTTGGTCGAGGATGCCGACGTCCAGGTGCGCGAGCTGTCCGCGCGCGTGCTGCAAAAAGTGCACGGCGCGACGTGGGGGCTGCCCGTCACGCCCGGCAAGCAGGTCGGGTCTGCCGGTGAAGATCCGTTCCGGCCCGAGCTGGACACGTATCTCGTCTGGCTCGTCGAGTGGGTGCACGAATTCGACCTGGGCGACGCGTACGAGCCGCCGACGAAGGGCCGCGCCGTGTTGTGGGGCGTCGATCCGGAGACGGGGCCGGGGCACGAAGACCGTTACTGGAATCCTGCGGACCACAGAGGAGGGTGACGTGTGAGCGACTTCGAGCTTGGCGAAATGGATCGCCGCATGGCGTGCCTGACGCAGTCGGCCATTGTCGAGGCGGTTACGTACGATCCGCCGCGCGTGAAGGTCCGCATTGGCGATTGGGTCAGCGACTGGCTGAAGTGGCAGGCCGGTGCTGCCGGCAAGGTTCGGCAGTGGCGTCCGCCGTCCGTCGACGAAGAGGTCGCGCTGTGGGCACCGTCCGGCGATCTAGCTGGGGCGTTCGTCGCGCCGGGGTACTACACGGAGCAGCACGGCGGGTCCGGTCGGTCGAATCCAGACGAGACCGCGACCGACTTCCCGGACGGCGCATTCGAGCAGTACAACCATGCGAGCCATGAATACGTGCTGTCGGTGCCAGCCGGCGGCCGGATCGTGTTTCGCATCGGCGGCACTGAGTTCGAGCTGAAGGCGGACGGTGCAACGCTGCGTAGCGCGAAGCTGTTGGCAGATGTTCCTGACTCGACGTTCACAGGGAACACGACGACCGAAAAACTGCTGACGTTCAACGGCGGCATGCAGGGTAAGCCGGGCGCGGGCGGTGGCGTCGCGATGAAGGTCGTGGGCGTTGCCGAATATACCGACGACGTTGTGGCCGGAGGACGGTCGCTCACGAAGCACAGGCACCGTGAGCAAGGCGACGGTGAGTTGGTTAGCCCCCCGGTTTAGGCGGTGCCGGAAGATTTTTGGGAAGCTCTCTCAGCGGCATATTGAGGCCAACCAAATTTTCTGGTGAACATACAGAATCGATGCCACCAAGTCGGATCGCTGCGGCTGCATTTCGAGCCTCGTCACCCTTCAGGTCGAACAGTGGATGCAGTCTGATGCTCCTAGAGAAGTGATCCATGCATAGCCGCAGCGACAGCAGTCGTGATCCGATGGTGAAATCTGATCGAGGTGGGTCTCCCGCACATGCGAGATTGATGCGCTCGTTCTCTTTGCGAGGCACTGCGCTATTGAAATAAGACTGGAAGCAAGTGTCCAACAGATCTGTACCGAGCTTCATCAAACCACCAATCTTGATGATCGTGTTTGAACTGTCGCCGCGTATGAACCGTTGATTGATCGCGACGTAGTCAAAGGATTGGCGCTGAACCCATGTTGCATATGCGGCCTGATAGTCCTTGTATGCCTGAAGGCGTATGGCGTCGCTCGATTGAGATTGAAGTGTGAGCATCGCGTGCTTCGACGCTGCGGCATACAACTCAAACGACGAAAGTAGGTCATCGATGGCCGATCTAAGTTGATCGTAATCGTGGATTGTTGCCTCTCGTTGTCGGCGCTCTTCGTTGACCCTCTCTGTGAGATGCGTCGCGAGGTAAGTCGTAAGGAAGAAGCCGAACACCACCAACACAAATTGATGTTTAAGGAACGCGTTGACATGCGGCGATATCGCGATAATCAATTTTCCGAGGCTGTGAAAAATCGAATCGCTGGAAGTCGTCGTTGGCTTCACGGTGCGTCGCTTGATCGTAGTACGTCGCTGTGCATTCATGCTTCGGTTCCATGTTGGTGTGCATGACGATTTTAGACAAAAGTTACTTTGCCCCGCGATGTGCGGGGCTTTTCATTTGTGGAGGCGTTTATGGCGAAAGACGCACAGCAAGGTGGGGCGGCTGCACCCGTGACATTCATCGATACCGAGTTTCGCAGTCGCGTGATCGTGTTTCCGGACGGTTCGTACGTTGCCGTGCTGGCCGGCAAAACGGAGGTAACCGAGCCTGAGCATATCGCGTATCTCGAATCGCGCGAGTGCTTCAAGCGCATCCCGACGAAGGCGCAGTGATGGTCGCGCTGGTCGGTATGTGTCGCCGTACGGGCCGACTGATCGGCGGCCTCGATCATCTCGTGCAGAGCATCGCGGACATTCTCAGCACGCGCAAGGGAACCCGCCGCGAGCGGCCCGACTACGGGTCCGATCTCCCGGCGATGGTCGACCTGCCCGTGACGCGCGGGTGGATATCGGCCGCACAGGCCGAAGCCGCGCGTGCGATCGGGCGGTGGGAGCCGCGTATCGCGCTGGACCGCGTGAATGCGCTGTCTGTCGTGGACGGCAAAGTAACTTTTCGAATCGCCGGCCGCTACAGCGGCGATGACGTTGTGTTCGAGGTGACGATATGACAGTGATCGATCTGTCGGCGCTTGATCCGCCGGATCTCGTCGAAACGCTCGACTTCGAAGAGCTGTACCAGCGCAAGCTGGAGCACTTCAAGCGCATTTATCCGGACTGGACGGCCGCGCTTGAGTCCGATCCGGTGGTCAAGCTGCTGGAGCTGGCCGCGTATGAGGACGTCCGGTTTCGCGCTCGCGTGAACGATGCGGGGCGTGCCGTGCTGCTGGCGTACGCGACGGGGGCGGATCTCGAACACCTCGCGGCGCTCTGGAACCTGAAGAAGGAGATCGTGGACCCCGGCGATCCGGAGGCGCACCCGCCAGTCCCGGTCACGTACGAGCGCGACGAGCGGCTGCGGTTGCGCACGCAGATGGGGATCGAGCGTGCGTCGACGGCGGGTCCGTTCGGCGCGTATCGGTCGCTCGCGATGGACGCGTCGGCGGATGTCGCCGACGTGCGTGTCGATCGCCCGGAGCCGGGTGTGGTGCGCGTCGTGGTGAAGTCGTCGACGAACGGCGGTGTTGCGAGCGCTGCGTTACTCGATACGGTCCGCCGAGCGCTGTCCCCGGAAGATCGTCGGCCGCTCAACGACACGCTGCTCGTTGTGCCGGCCCGGCCGGTTGAGTACGCGATCGTCGCGGACGTGTATATCGGACGCGGACCAGATCCGGGCGTCGTGCTTGCCGCGCGACGGCAGGATCTCGATATCGCGATTGCAGCCGGTGAAGCGCTGCGGGTTGGCATGCCGCGCTCGGCCGTAACCGGGGCGCTGCATCCGAAAGCGTCGGGTGTTGTGCGCGTTGATCTGAAGTCCCCTGCGGCTGATGTCGTGTGCGCGATCGACCAGTTCGCGCGATGCACATCGATCGTGCTCAATCCGAAGGTGAGCGATGACGACTGAAGCACTGTTGCCGACGAACCAGACGAGTTTGGAGGCGGCGCTCGCGCAAGTGATGCGGCCGACAGTCGATCCGGATGTGATCCGCACGCTCTGGGATGCGGATCGCTGCCCGGCTGCTTTCCTGCCGTGGCTCGCTTGGTCGCTCGCGGTCGACGGATGGGAGCTGGCGGAGTCCGAAGGGGCGCGACGCGAGCTGATCAAGTCGTCTCTGGCGATCTATCAAAAGAGGGGCACGCCGTGGGCGATCCGCGAGATCGTTCGCCGTCTCGGGTTTGGCGAGGTCGACATTCAGGAGGGGCGGCAGATCAAGCGGCGCGACGGCTCGGCGAAGCGCGACGGTCGATATCTGCACGGCGGGTCGACTGCGTGGGCCGAGTACATCGTGAAGCTGCGTCGACCGGTGACGCGAGATCAGGGCGAGAACCTGAAGCGGGCGATCGAGCGTTACGCGCCGGCTCGTAGCCGGCTCGCGTGGCTCGATTTTTCTGAGGTAGCGATCCGACACAACGGCGTCGCGACGCGCAATGGTCAATTTACGCGAGGGGTGATCGGTACATGGCCAATCTGAAAGAAGAAAGTAAGTGGGAGGACGGGGTCTACCAGTTCGAGACGTCGGACCCCGTGCAAGGTGGTCCCGATGGGATCGACAACGTGCCGACAAAGCAACTCGCAAATCGCACGCGGCATCTGAAAGACCGGGCGGACGCCAACGACAAGCGGGTCGGCGATGTCAGTGCGCAAGTCGATGCACTCGGCAAGCGGACCGACGCACTCGGCAGCGACAAACTGCCGTACACGGGCGGTACATTGAAGGGGGTGCTGCGCGGGAGGGTCGGCGCAATCACGCCGAACAACACAAACAACGCCGGTTTCGGGTTCGACAATGATCCGGATACAGGCATGTTTTCGCCGAGCGATGGATACCTGCAGATCGGTGCGCAGGGTGTTTCGCACCTGGAGATTCAGGGCAATAACTGCTTTGTCGGGCCGGCCGCCGCGAGTGGATGGCTTGCACTCATTGCAGGCGGAGCCGAGCGGATGCGCGTTACTCGCGAGGGGCGCGTGCTTTTCGGGACGACGTCGGACAACGCGCGTGACGGCATGCAGGTCGCTTATCGGGCGTCATTCGCGAACGGTGTCCGTTCGACGGGGATGGATCTCGACGGCACATTGGGAGGACAGTATCGCGCTACGTCCGCGAACTACGGCGTCATGCTGCGCAACGACGATCGAGACTGTTACCTGCTGCAGACAAAGAAGGGCGATCCGCTCGGACCATGGAACGACTACCGACCGATCTTGTGGAATCTCGATTCTGGATTCTTGCGGCTCGATGACACGGGAAGCGGAGCGTCTTTCGGTGGGTCAGTCGAAATGCGTGGCGACCTGAGGGTGAAGCCGGCATGGGGGGAGGGCCGAGTGTTCCTTGGTGCGACCGACGGCTACTTCTACGCGAATGCTGACAATGCGGGCTGGTATTCGCCAACGAAAGGTTCGTTTCAGTATTTCTACAGCAATCGAACATTTCGCATTGATGGCGCAACAGTTTTTCACATGGGAAATCTGGCGCCGCTAGACCTGAACAACGGGGGGACACTCAAGGGCGCTCTGTCGCTTGCTGCAGGCGCACGCATCTTTCTTTCGGAAGGGTCGGCGCAGTATCCGTCGTTGGTGTTTAGCGAATACGGCTCTGACACGGGTCTGTATCACGCGGCCGACGGTGCCTTCGGCGTGACATGCGACGGGAAAGTCACGGTCCGGTTCACGGCCGACAAGGGAACGATCTTCGATCGTCCGGTACAAGTCCCGACCGTAGCAGCTGGCGACCGTTCCAACAACGCGGCGTCGACGGCATATGTTGTCGACGCGATTGCATCGGCGTCGATCGGCCAGATCATCTTCGAGGTGCGGAACAGCGTTCGGGCGGGTTGCCTGAAGCTGGACGGTGCGCTGCTCAAGCGTGCCGACTATCCGCAGCTCTGGGCGTACGCACAGGCGAGCGGAGCGCTTGCAACGGAAAAGGATTGGGCGGCCGGTTGGTGGGGGTGCTTCTCAATCGGTGACGGCGAGACAACCTTCCGCATTCCCGAGTTTCGCGGCGAAGGTATCCGGTGTGCTGACGGTGGACGTGGTGCAGATGCCGGTCGGGGTGTCGGTTCTTGGCAAGACAGTCAAAACCGCTCGCACGCGCACGGTGCTTCGTCCAGCGACGTAGGGGATCACTCGCACGGCGCTTGGACAGACGGGTCTGGGTGGCATGGGCACAACGTTTCGCAGCAGCCGCACTCGCACGGGTTCGGTCTCGGATCGAATGGCGCGTATTCGACGAGTACTGGTCGTGGTTACGGTATGGACAACGGTCGTGCAAACAACTTGGGGACCGATGGCGCAACGATCCCGATCGGCATCGAGGCAAGCGGGACGCATACGCACGCCGTTGGTATCGGTGGGGCGGGTGGTCACTCGCACGTGATTAGCGTCGCGGCCGACGGTGGTTCGGAGGCTCGCATGCGCAACATCGCTGTGCTCGCCATGATCCGCGCTTATTAATTCGAGGGGTACAGCATGCTTTGCAATCAATACGACAGTTTGACGGGCCAGTACATCGTGAGTTTTCTGGCGGACCTCGATCCGATGAATCCGGATCGCTATCTGGTTCCCGCGTTCTGTACGCTCGAACCGCTGCCCGAGCGAGGCCCGCGCACCTGGCCGTTCTGGCGTGACGAAAAATGGGAAATGCTGCCCGACTATCGAGGCGTGCGCCTGTATCGCACGGAGTCCGGCGCAGCCGCCGAGATTACGGTGGCAGGCGTGACGCCTGACGATGCGGGCCTGACCGAGAAGCCGCGTCCGTCCGACACGTACGTTTGGCGGGATGGCGCATGGGTCGTCGACGAGAAGATCGTCGCGGATCAGGCGCGCGAGGCGGCGATGAATGACTTCTTTGCTCGGCTGGAAAGTGCCCGCCAGCAGAATCGCGGGAAGTCGGATGCGCGGATGACGGGGCGGCTGTCGGATCTCGAAGAAGCGACGTTCGACGCGTGGGCCGACTATCAGGTCGCGCTTGCCCGTGTCGTCGATTCGCCGGGTTTCCCTGCGAAGCTCGAATGGCCGGCCGAACCCGATCCGCAAGCGCTTCTCGCGAAGGTCGAGGCCGAACGTGCGGCAAAGGCGGCACGTGAAGCCGAAGAGTCTGCGCAGCGCGAGGCCGCGCTGAAGCAGGCCGAAGAGGATCGCGTCGCGGCCGAGGTCGAGATGCAGCGTCTGTCAGCGGGAGCAAAGATGTCCGAAGTCGCGACCGATCCGGAGCAACCGAAGGCATCCGATAAGCCCGCCAAAAAGTAACTTTGCCGACGCAGCACGCGTCGTTTCGTTTCAAGCCGCTCGGATGAGCGGCTTTTTTTATTTCCGGAGATCCGCATGGCAGCGACTTCCTTTTTTCACGGCATTACGACGACGATCGTCGATAGCGGCCCGCGCACGATTGCGGTGCCGTCGTCGTCGGTGGTTGGCATGACCGATACCTATACGCCCGGCCCCGATCTGGCGCAGCCGAACGTACCGGTACAACTGACGAGCTACGGCGAGGCGGTTCGTGCGTTCGGCGAGAAGAGCGCAATCGCGCGAGCCGCCCGAGCGATCTATGCGCAGAGCAGCGCGATCGTTGTGGCTGTCGGTGTGCCGGCTGCGGCCGACGCGGCGCAGCTCACGTCGGCGATCATCGGCGGTGTATCGGCCGGCGGCGCACGAACCGGGATGCAGGCACTGCTCGACGCGAAGTCGCGCTTCAATGCGCAACCGCGGCTGCTGATCGCACCTGGGCACTCGTCGAAGCAACCCGTCGCGACGGCGGCGGATTCCCTCGCCGGCAAGCTGCGCGCAGTGGCCGTGATCGATGGACCGAACGTCGACGACGAGGCGGCGATCGCGTATGCGAAGAATTTCGGCAGCAAGCGCTTGTACATGGTCGATCCCGGTGCGAAGGCATGGGACAACGCGACGAACGGCGAGATCTCGCTGTCGGCGTCGACGTACGCAGCGGGGCTGTTCTGTCAGACCGACGCGAAGATCGGCTTCTGGGCGTCGCCGTCGAACAAGGAGATCGTCGAGATCACGGGTACGGGCCGGCCGATCGAGTACCTCGACGGCGACGATACGTGTCGCGCGAACCTGCTCAACAACGCGAACATCACGACGATCATTCGCGACGGCGGGTTCCGCCTGTGGGGGAACCGCACGCTGTCGGCTGATCCGAAATGGAAGTTTGTCACGCGCGTGCGGACGCTCGACATCGTCATGGATGCCGTGCAGGCCGGTCACAAGTGGGCGGTCGATCGTGGCATCACGGCGACATACGTCAGCGACGTGACCGAAGGGCTGCAGGCGTTCATGCGTGATCTGAAGCGTCAGGGCGCAGTGATCAACTTCGAGGTCTATCCGGACCCGCTGCTGAACACGGCGAGCCAGCTCGAAGACGGCAAGG